GACTGCACCTATTAAAGCCTTTTGTTGTTCAGCTTTATTCTTAGCATTCTGTCCTATTAAAGACATAACTCCACCTAGTACGGTAGAGAAAAGCATTGTTATAAGTTCTAGTGGTAGTCCAAACATTTATTTAGCACCTAATCCTTTTGGTCTTTGTTTTGGTTTTAAAGATGTCATGGGTGGAGGTACATTACCAGTAAATAAAACATTATCTGCATCTCCAAACTCATGTTTTCCTATCTTAGTAGTTCCATTATCTTTAAAACCCTTATACCAATTAGGCTTACTTATTCTGGGGTTAACAAAATGAGAAGCTCCGAAAGTTGGATCTACATAGTCTCCAGAAAGTATTTTCTTAGCGGCATCATATGCATCTTTACTAGGTTTCATTTTTCCTCCTAGCATATCTTTACCTTGCTCACCACCTGCAGAATCTGTATATGTATTCCAAGGAGAAAACTGGTAGGGTCTAAGTATTACACTTCTTATATCAGTACCAAATCTATTTTGATCTGCTCTATTTTTTATCACAGCACCAACAGCAAGCTTACCTTTTTTAGATTCTCCACCAGCTTCTGCTTCTATAGTACGTGCTAGTATTTCTAACTCTGACATATCATCTGCAGTTTCATATGTACCAGCGCCAGTTTGCTGCGTCTGTGCATCAGATAAAACCCTACTAGGCACAATAGACATAGCAGTCTCAACACCTTGATTGTCTTTGGGTCTGTCTAATCCTCTACGTAAAGCAGCCTGTGTATCTGTAAGTTTACCTGCTTTAACTGGTACTTTTAGATTAGCACCTGCATCTATCTCATCTATGTTTTCTATATTGTTAAGCTCTTTTAATTCCTCAACTGTAGTATCTGCATCTCTAGCTATCTCAGATAAAGTATCGCCATCCTGTATAGTATAGTTTACTTCTGTAGGAAGCATTGCTTGTGACAATACCCTAGTCATAGGGTCCATGTTGGCTGGCACATCTGTTGATGTAGGTAGCTCTGGCATATCTGTTCCACGTGTAAAGCCACGTCTTACACCAAACATATTTAGAGCAGGGTTGTTATCACCAGATGGTAACGTAGGAGATGGGTAGCTTGGTGATACTTCCCCAAGGAAGGGCATACCAAAACGATACTGCTTCTTACCAGCATCCCCACCAAACGGTCCTATGCGTACAGTAGGATCATACCCACTAAACAGTGGCCCTTGATAGACTCTCTTGCCATCAACTATCAAAGCTTCTGGTTCTTTAGCTCCAAAGGACTTGAATAGATCTACAGTCTTTTCATATACTTTAGCTACAGTAGGTTTGTTTTCATACTCATCCCTGTTTGGATTGTTGTCCTGTCCACCACCAAAGCTAGGAGGCTTTGCCCCTATGCCTCTTGTTACTGCAGCATCTTCATTAGGATTATTACCACTGTACCCACTGCTTCTTGTTGATTTAGTAACATTCTTAGTAGTCTCACGAGAGCTACCATACTGGTCATACATTTGTTTTTGTGTAAACTTAGGATCGTACATTGTTATACCTTTACTTAGGGAATGGTAGATACTTACCGATGATATAAGAGGCTGCACCTGTGACAAGCTCACCAACAAAATTACCAGCAGAAGTCTCAAGCAGTGATTGTGATTCACCATTTGCATCTATCTCTGCCTCTAATATTTTTGTTATTCTGTCTCTCTCGCTTTCGCCAGACTGCCATGCCCATGCTAACAGATCACGCTCACGTTGTATAGCATTATTATACATTGTAGATGTGAGATTGTTTGCAACTAAAGCTGCATCTCTGTTTGCTTGGTTAGCTGCTGCGTTAGCTGCTGTAGTAATAGCTTGCGCCCATGCTGCGTTAGCTTGTGCAACTACAAGATGGTTCTGTGCATTGAACTGGTCACGTGCATTAGTTTGTGCAGTGTTGAACTGTGATACTGCATTAGTCTCACCTGCATTGAAACGGTTGATAGCGTTGATCTGCTCTGCGTTAAACCTCTGTACCTGCGAACCTAGTCCTGCAAAGAATTGATCTGTCTGGTTCTGGGATGAAGCATTGAACTGTCTTGAAGCATTTATTGCAGCACCATCACTAAGTATTGCTTGAGCCGTTTCCTGCGCTCTAAGAACCTGCATCTGCTGTTGATTACTTAGGTTAGCCAAATCCATTTGTAGGAATGACTTAGCATTCTGTACGTTAGCTTGCTGCCTGTTGTTCAGGTTAGATAAGTCTATCTGTGACAGTGTAGCTGCATCAGCTAAAACTTTACCCTGCCTAGCATCTAGGTTAGCTAAGTCTACAGTCTGTGCCATCCTAGCATTCTCTAATGCTATCTGTTGTTCTGCTGTAAAGTTTATGTTAGCTATCTCTGATATACGTGCTGCGTTTCTTACCTTGGCTTGGAACTCTTGGTCAAACTCCATACCTAAAAAGCTTGCACGTTGTTCAGCGTTTAACAAAGCTACTTCTTGTTTGTTAGATGCATCTATTTGTGCGATAGGTAATGCTGCTTCCATACCTGCCTGTACAATAGCCATACCTGCCATACTAGAAGCTGACAGTCCACGTGCAGCCATTGCTGCTGATGCATTACGCATAGCTCCTGCAGCCCATGAGGGTGTGTTACCACCTTGGAAGTCCTGCATCAAAGTGTCTAGTTCAGTCTTTACAGATGCAGCTTGGTTCTTTGCTATAGTAGCATCTACCTGTGCCTGATCTACAGTAGAGCCAGAGACTAGCTGATCCTGTGCTACCTGTAAAGCATTAGGAGCTTGTACTGTTTGTGGCTCTGCTATTTGTGCAGCTTGTAGCTGTAATGCTGCTGCTGTAAAAGGGTCCATTTGTGCAGGATCTACAATAGAGTCAGGACCAACCTGCCCTTGTGCTGCTAAGTAATTCTGTAAGGCTGTCTGTAATGCTTGTTGTGATTGATAAGCTTGATACTGCGCTGGTGACATAGCAGCAATTTCTTCTGCTGTTGCAGCCCCTGCTGCTGTTGCTACACCTGCTTGTGCTGCTGTACCTGCTTGTCCTGTACCATCTGCTATGAGTGCGTTTGGTCCACCATCTGCTGCTACAACGTTTGCTTTGGTTACACTCGCAGTTGGGTCAGTGCCTATCTGTTTTGATAGTAGTGAACCACTTGGCATTTGTGTACCAGTCGGGCCTGTATATTGACCACCTAGTGTAACTGAACCATCTGGATTTGTAGTAGGGCCACCTGCAACAGGTATTACTGGTGCTGGATTGGCTGGGTGACCTACAGGGAAAGGGTTAGGACGTGGTGTAACATAATTAGGTGCGCTAGGATCAGTAAATTGGTATTGTATAGTGCCAAAGTCTTGTGGGCGTGATCCACTTGTTATACCTACTGAGTTTGATTGAGCCGTGCCACTATACTTATCATCACTACTTCCAAGTCTAGGTCCACCAGTAGCACTGGATTTGCGTCTAGCTGCGTTGTAGGCTGCTACGGTTTTATCTTTGCCATCTAGAGCTTCATATGCTTTTAGCGCAGCAAAGCCTTTTTTACCGTCCAGAAATGATCCTGCTGCTGCATTGATACGCTTGCCCTCAACCATCTGTCTAGCTGCCATAGTGTACTTACCCATCTTGGCTGCTGCTGCAGGACTAGCTGCTAGGAAAGCATTGATAGACTTTTGATCACTAGGTCCATTATAGCCCAACGCTGGTAGTATCTTGTTTGTCATTGTCTCAGGCTTGAAACCCATAAATTTTTTAGCCATTTCTTATTTCCCTATTTGCATCCAAAGTGATGCGGCAATGAATGTTATTACTGCTACTGTTGACATCTTAACCATAGTTGACCACACACCTTTACGTGTATCACGCCATGCTTCTAGTAAGCTACGCATCTCTGTTATGTCTTTACGAGCATCGTCATCGTGTAGTCCTACTTCACGCAATGCCATCTTAGCCCCACGCTTTGCTGCACGATCTAGCATAGCTTCTAATTCTTCTGGTGTAATACTAGACATAACCAGACATGTCCTCATTTGTTATATTTATAAATTTAATTTCTTGAGAGTCGAAATAAGATTCTACTGCTGCCCAGTTAGCATAAAACTTTCTCATGTCGCTTACTTTTGCAGCAACATCTTTTTCTTTTACTTCTGTAAAGTTATTACCACCTTGAATTGCATACACATTATATACAGTGTCAGCGTCACTTAATGCTTTTATCTGTGCATCATTTAAAGGATCACCTGTTTCCCAACCAATTACATCACCAGTAGATAGATGTATTGTTTTAGGGTTTATCATAGGCTTTACAACACACCAAGTAGTAGGCTTATTATCTAATGTATCTTTCATATTTCTAACTGCAGCCTCAACGTCAGCTACCGTTTCGTATGGTATTGTTGCGTAAAAGTATCTACTCATTATGTTGATCCGTAAATTGTACCACTATTGCTTACTGTTCTTGATGTTCCTGAAATTGCTGCTCCTCCTGCTGCACCTATGTTATATGGGTAACTCGGTCCAGCACCATTGCCCCCTGATGCTCCCCATCCACCACCTCCACCTCCAGTAACCTGTCCTGGATAAGTAGAGTTAGGGCCATATCCTGCATTACCTGCAGATCCACCTGACCCCCAATTAAGACCTGTTGAAACAGCGTAAAAACGTCCACCTACGCCTGGAAGTATACGCCCACCACCACCTCCTGGATAAGCATATGAACCACCACAGCCACCACCAGCACCTCCACCATTAGTAAGTACTGTAGTTCCATTAGGGTGTTTTGCATTATCTCCTACAGCGTTAAGAACACCACCGGGACTAAATGGGTATGAATCATGGCCTTTACCACCAATACCGCCGCCAGCACCACCGCCACCGCCGCCATTCTGGTCTTGTGGGTCACCACCATCCTGAGCATTAGCACCACCGCCGCCACCACCTGCAATGTAAGCACCAGAACTATTAGTTATAGTAACTCCAGAGGCTGTTACGTTAATAGCTGGGCCTCCTACGCCCCTACCAAGACCGGGATAGTAACCACCAAGCCCTCCTTTACCAATAATTTTACCATCATTTATAACGGTACAAGCTATATCTATTGTTAACGCTGGGGTTGATGTACTATCTGACCACACCCACATATTAGAAGGTATACGTAGTGTACCACCAGAAGATATGTAACTTGATGCAGTAATTTCTTTTAGTTGTACTTGTCCGTTGATCTGACTACCACCAGTAGGTAAGCTTGTCTCAGAAGACTGACCATAGTACTGTTGTATACTTTGCTGCCCATTATTTCCTATATCTATCAATGCACGAATGTCAGCATCATTTAAAGAACAGGTAGTGCCACTAGTACCACCCACTTCTACATGCATATCGTTTAAACTTATAGCACCACTAGCTTGTAGAGCCATTACTCACACTCACACTTTTTACACTTACACTTATTTAGTTCTTCTTTTAATTCTTTTACAGCTTCTATAAGTACACCAACTATGTTACCATATGCTACAGATAAATACTCACCATCGTGTACAACCTCTGGCATAACTTTCTGCATTTCTTGAGCTATAACACCTGTGCCACGCTCACCGTCTTTGTCATACATAACACCACGCATCTGTGACACTTTGTCTAACGCACCTTCAATAGTCTCAACATTGTCCTTTAGTCTTTCATCTGAGAAAGCTGTGACGTTACCTGTTGCAACAAATGCTCCAGATAAATTGTTACCATTGTTAGAAAGGTTACCTAGTCCTACTTCTGCAGGTGTATCAACAGTACAAGTGATAACACCAGAGCTATTGTTGTAGGATATACCAGTACCACTACTTAGTGCTGCTCTAGAACGGGCGTTGGTAAAGTATAAGTTAGACCCTTCACTTACTACACTTGTAGTTAATCCACCACCGCCAAGGGTAAGAGATCCACCTAAGTTAAGGTTACCTGTTATAACAGCATTCTCATCTACAGTAAGACTATCTGTTCTTACTGTGCCGTCAAAGAAAGCATCTTTGTACTGTAGTGATGTTGTGCCTAAGTCTATTGCGTTAGTTGTCTTAGGTCTAAGTACTGCTGCTGTACATACCACATCCTGTGATGGTCCTATCTTTTCAATAGCTGCACCTTCTGCTGCAGTACCATCATGGTTATGACCAGTACTAGCATTGAATGCTGACTGTATCTGATTGTACTCATCGTTAAAATCATCAGCGTCAATAACACTTCCTGTAGCTATGTTAGCTGCTGCTTGTCTTGTATAACCTGCCATAATTACTGCCTATCGTTTTGTCTGTACTCAAGAATTGCCGTGTCAAGAGTAAAGGTTGGATTTGTTGAGTTATCTGTAATACGCATTGAAATTGTTTTGAATGACCCTACTAAGTTTTCTTTGTATATCTGATCTAGTACACCACCAAACTTTGCGCCACCGTATACAGCACCAGAAGTACCAAATAAGAATACACCACCACCTGCTGCTGCTGAAGATACTGTTATAGTAGGAGGCTGTACAATACTTGGATCATTACTTGAGTCAAAGTCTATCTTAAAGTTTAAGCTTAATGCCATAGTTCCTGTTGGCTGTGCATATAGTGTTAACTTGTACATAGTCTTACGTACTTGTGGATCTGTAATTGGCATGAAAGGTGATTCATATATGGACTCTATTGTACCACCATCAAAAGAATTACCTGAGTCCATCTTATAACAGAAGCCATCATCATTGCCAAACATAATAGTTTCTTGTGCGCCTGAGTATGTACTGTCTGCTACGTTTACCTTCAAGCCTTTTGTTGTTGACCAAGCTATACCACTACCACCCTGTGCAATAAATTTAGTAGCTATTAAACCCGAAGCACTTGCTGCTTGTACAGAAGGTATATATGCAAATAGTCTATACTGAGATTTACCTCTGACTAGTACAGAACAGAACACATCTGTCTGTGATATAAATTCATTAGCATCTTTATAGATATTATCAGAGGCTACGTCAAGAGCTAAGTCACCAATACGGTCAGTAGCACTAAGTAAACGTATTCCATCAGGGGATAGGTAGGCTATGTCACCACCAAATTCCTGTATGCTATCTGGGTTGATACAACCTATTCTATCTGTGATAGGTTCTAACTTAAAGTCAGATGAAGTATTACCTACAAGCTTCTTGATTGTATCTGTAGTAAAGATGATAAGCTGTTCACGGAAGCCTATCATACCTGTAACATCAAAGCCTACGTTTATTGTACCAGCACCATTACCTGTAGCAAAATCATTTACTGTGTTAGGTGCTGTAAAGAATATCTTACTGCCCTTGGAGTAGAAAGCATGGTTCTTAAATACTACAACATTCTCTGCACCCTGTACGTCTGTGCTATTTGATGAAGATAATTGTGTAGTACTACTACCACTAGCATTAAATATTATAGGATAACTTTTACTATCAACAAAGATTGTTTTATCTTCTTGAGTAAAGTTAAAGGATGCATATCTTGCTTTTAATGTATTTGTGGAAGAGCTTGTACCTACATGCGCCCAAGCAGTTCCTGTGCCATGATAGTATGCTGTTTTATTTAGATCTCCATTAGCTAGTGTTCCATAAGCTGCCACTGCATTAGCATCTACTTTTCTAGCTACAACAACTCTGCCTGAAGATACAACCTTCATAGCTAAGACTTCACCTGTACCCGGAACTGCTGTGGTACTAAACTTGCTATAACCTTTTAGCTTACTGTAACCACCCTCTCTATCAGACTCAAAGTTCTGTAGTATAGTAGCAGAGCCTACAGCATTAGTACCCTGTTGTAGTGGAGTAAGGTTGGAGATTAACCCACCCTTGAACTCCATAGGGAATGTAGTCCATTGTACTGCCATTAGAAGCTAACTCTTCTATCTCTTAGGTATGGTGTTCTATTTATATTTATAGCTCTTAAATCTTTTATTTGTTTCTCAAACTTATCTAAAGCTAAACTTGCAGCTTGGGTATCACCTCTAAACTGGAATGCGTAATACATAGCACCGTCTATTATAGCAAACCTATACTGCTGTGGTAGTGACGGTACATCTAAAGGGTTCTCTAAATCATAGCCCATTGAGTAATACTCATAAACTATGGTGTAAGATTTGTCAGGTACAGGGTGACAGATTAGCTCCCTACTAGGTGTACGTACAATAAACTGAGGAACACCACGTATACTTGTATCTGTATTAAACTCATCATCAGCGTACTTCTCCAACCATTCTTCATATACTAGTGACTTTAGTTTTACTGTTCCTGTGTTGAGACTATTGTCTCTCTTTACACGAAACGAGTTCATGTTAATTGTTTTAGCATCTGTAGGGTAATAGTACTTCATAGCACCTGCAGCCAATACGAGATCAGACTGCACATGGTTCCAAGGCCATTCAAACTCTTCTTGATTGATATGTCTGACTGCAGAGTTGACTGCATCTTTAGCTATACTGTAGTAGCCAGTAGCTGCTGCAAAGTTTGTAGAGGTAAGTGCTACCTCATTTAGTCTGTGGTTAATGTCGTTAACTAAGCCAACAAAATCATAAGCCATGTTTATCTTTCCCTAATAGGTAATATTACAGAACGCTCGTATGTAAGTCCTTGAGTAGTGTTTATACGAACAGTAATATTATACCGTACATTGTTTGTTCCTCCACCAAAACGTGAAGTAGCTACGTTTCCAGAAACAGTACCTGCTATAAACTGTAAGTTATTTACTACTTGAGCAGTTGATACTTGAGTCTTTGTTCCATCTGCAGCATCTACAAAGAAAACTGCTGAAGCTATAGTGTCAGAACCTAGAAACCTAGACCAGTCTACACTGAAGTCTGCTGTTTCATCTGGGTCTTTTTCAGGCCATTTGTAAGACATTTGTTATCCTTAGTTTAGTATGTATACTACGTTGTCTGTTCTTACAGGACTTATAGTTACTGTTCTGTTTTCTGCAGGGATGTATACAGTTCTATTACCTATAGTAGGTGCAATTATTGTTACCGTTCTACCTCTGCTAAAGTTGTCTGCGAAGTCATCAAACGGAAACAGTACGCCAGTAGGATCATCTAAGTTCTGCGCTATAGTAGCATTTATACTACCTAATGTAAAGTTAGCTAATCCAGTTATGCTAGGTACTACTTTGTCTATCACAGCAGCTACAGATGCAGAAGTATGTGTAGCTTTACCTTGTGCTGATAATGATATAGGTACTCCGCTAGTAGTTATAGTGTTACCCATTCCGTTACCATGTACAGTACAGTAATATCTTAGTCCTATTCCAGGTGCAGTACTTGGTACAGCAAAGGTTACACTTGCCCCAGACTGACCAGGAGTACCACTACTTGTTACACCATCTGTGTAGCTATTGTTGCCACTCTTAAAGGCTAGTGGGTGTCCAGACACAGATGCATTACTAAGATCAAATGTGTATGTTGTTCCTCTTACAAGTTGTAGCGTTGGTGCAGTTACACCGTTTATAGCAAACTTATTACCACCACTATTTACTACAGTTACAACAAAGGTTGTGGTGCTTGCTACTGTGGTTACAGTATTGCCCATACCGTTGCCGTGTACAGTACAGTAATACAATGCTGGCTGTGTGCCTGTAGCAGGAACTACGTAAGTTACTGTTGCCCCTGACTGCCCTGCTGTTCCGCTTATAGTTATTCCTGTAGTTAGTGTATTACCAGAAGCATCTTTAAATCTAAATGGGTGTCCACTGTTAGTGTTGTCACTTACATCAAAGACGTATGTTAATCCTCTTGTTAGTGTTAGTGCTGCAGCCTCTACACCATCTATGTAATACTTGTTACCACTTCCGCTATTAGCTACTGTTACTGTATAGTTGTGTCCTGTTGGTTGTACATTGTCACCAAAGACTTCACCAGAGATAGCACCTTGTGATGGTAGGTTTGTATTAGCTACACCTGTTATGCTTGGTACGTTAGCTGTGAATGTTCCTAGTAGTGAAGGGTGTGTGACGTTTGCTTTACCTGATGTTGTTAGTGCTGCTATGCTTGTAGTGCTTGCTACGTTAGCAGTAGTTATATTTGCTTTACCGTCAATGTCAAGTGCAGTGTTAGTTAATGTAGCAGAAACCCCTGTTAATGCAGGTAAAGTTACACCTCCAGAAAACTGAGGAGAGTTTAACGCAGAAGTTACAGACACACCAGCAAGAGCAGCAAATATGTTTTGCTTGGGTTCTGTTGAGAACGGTGTCTCTGCTACTGCTGCGAAGCCAAACATTAGTCTGCCTCTGCTATGGTGTTACCCTCTGCCACCCATGCTTGTATAGCTTCCCAGTGGCGGTTGTCCTCTGACATTGGTACGAACATTTCTTGACCGTCTATTACAGCTTTAACATTTTTATCACCAAGACTTTCGTTGTATTTAGCTGATGTAATATTCATTTATAACTCCGCATCTGCTGTAAAACCAGTATGACCACCTGATGTTGTTCCTGCTATATAAGAGTAGGCATATTGGTAATTAGGTAAATAAGAAGTACCACCCCATTGAACAGCATCTCCTGCTGTCGATGCCATTGTTGGCTGCGCTCTCATTGGAACAGGTAAAAATATATTAGCAATAGCATTTACTCCATAAGCTGTTAAATAAACTGGGTATCCAGCTTTGTAAAAATAACGAAAACACTTGCTTGAAGTAACTCCCACTGGTTCATGCTCAAACGGCGTACTTTGCGGCCCAACTTCTAACTGGCATCCTGTCAAGAAAAACGTAGCGTTTGTAGTTGTCATTACAGCGTCTGTTCCAAGACCGTCTGCCCATTTATTTTGTGCATAAGCAGACCAACCAGAAG